GGCCGGGATGTCCACGGCCACCGGGGGCTGGCCCATCTGGACCTGGGGCTGGGCGGCTAGGGCGGCGGCGGCGTCGGCCTGGGCTTCGGCGGCGGTGGCCCAGGCTTCGGCCTCATAGGCAAAGTCAAAGGTCTTCGTGACCTTCCGACCACCGACACGGAAGCCAGCGCGGACGCGGCCTGAGGGGAGGGTTTCCAGGAACATGGGACGGACCTTTCGTGGGACGGGCGTGGGACAGGTGCTGTCCCACGGTGGTTCCGCCCAAACCCCCAGACGTGGGACAAACCACGTCTGACCTGCACTTATGTGCGTCGGGCTGGCCGGATTCGAACCGACGACCCCTTGACCCCCAGGTGGATCATTCGTGCAGGTCAGCGGGGGTGTGGCGTCCGTTCAGGCGTAACTTTACCGTCACCTGTCGCCATCTGTCGCATCCTGACCCCCCGATGTCGCCATTTCTGTCCCACGTGGGACGGCGGCCTCAGGCACCTTTGACACGTGGGACGGCCCCGCGTCACATGACTGGTCGGCCCGCGTACTTGACTCCCCCGGTGACCCCTTGCCCCCCTTGCCGGGCTTCGGCCCGCAGCGGGGCCGGATCCAGTCCGGAGCGGCCTGACGGCAGGCGGCGCAGTGGGGCGGGTGAACGAAACTGTCCAGCAGGCGGTCAGACACTGGCCCAGTATGGACGACACGTGGCGACACTTTGCCTACCATGGCGAACACCCAGCCAAATCGGAAGGACCCCCCAGATGGCGAAGACCAGCACCAGGGCCGACGAACAGCGGCCCATCACTGCCGAAGAATTCGCGGCTGACCTGTCGGACCGCTTGCTCCACTGCCGGGAACTGGGCCACACCTGGCGGCCCTTCACAGTCACCTTCGATAAGGACAGCCGGTCCTATGACAGACGGCTTCGGTGTGCCAGTTGCCGAACCATCAGGAAACAACTGCTGGACAGCCGGGGCCACGTGATCCGGAACGGCTATGACTACTCAGACGGCTACCTGGCGAAGAACCTGGTGCCCGGTGGCACCCGGGACGCGTACAGGGTGGAAGCCATCGTCCGCTTCCTGGCCCACGTCGAATCTCAGGCCTCTTGATGGCCCAGCAGATTGTCACCCTGTGTGACCCCCACGTGGACGACGGGGAGTCTGTCACCGGCCAGGTCTTCCGGCTGGGGGTCCAGATCCCCGGGGAGTCCTGGGCGTGGGTGGAAGTGGACCTGTGCCCCGACCACGCCAAACCCCTGGTGGCCCTGGTCCAGGAACTGGCCGACCATGGCCGGGTGTTCCAGCCCGAAGGCACAGCGGCCCAGGCCAGTGGCCGGTTTCCCTGCCCGGAGTGTGGCCGGGGACTGAAGACTCAGGACTCACTACAGAAACACATGCGCAGACAGCACAGCGAAGCGGCCCGGGGGCCCTTCACCTGTGAGGAGTGTGGCCGTTCGTTCCCGAAGGCCCAGGGCCTGGCCATGCACCGCACCCGGGCCCACAGGGGCTTCGACCCGAACGTGTAGACGGACGGAAGGCCCCCCAGTCCTAGCGACCCGCTCGGGGGTCTGGACTGGGGGGCCTAGCCATTCCCCCTGTGGGGGATGTTAGGCGTAGGGGTTCGTTCCTTGCCACACCCGGCTGGCTAGTTCGGCCCGGATGGCTTCCACGTCTTCGTCCTGGCCCCCTTCCCGGATCAGGGACAGGGCCAGGTGTTCCAGGACCACCCGGCTGGTGGTGGCTGGGTCCACTTCCAGGGCCATCAGGCCCACCGCAGGACCAGCGCGATGATGGCCAGGATCAGGGCGGCTACAGCGATCATGGCAACGGCGTTCGGTGTCATCGTGGGGGCTTCCTTCGTCTGATGGTCAGGTGGATGTCGTAGCCCCGGACTAGGGCCACGATCACCACCAGGCTGATGGGGGCCAGGACCAGGGCCAGCACGACGGCCACGGCCTGGCTAGTCATCAGGCCTTCACCAGTTCCAGTTTCACTGTCAGCCCGGGGTGGTCGCTAGCCCCGTGGTCGGGGCCCCAGCCCCGGTAGGTGGACTTCAGGTGTTTCAGGTTCGTGGCCACCCAGATGATGGTTTGGACGTGGAAGACCTGTAGGCCTTCCCGGTCGGCCACGTCCTTCACGTCGAAGTTGGCGTCCAGCCCGATCACCGGCTTCCCCACCTGGTTGATGGCCTTCCGCAGGTTGGTCGCAAACTGGTCCAGCCGCTGGTCCTGGAAGCGGGGCGGCGGGGCATGGCCGGACATCGGGTGGGCCACCTTCCCGGACTCCCGGTGGGTCAGGATGGCTGTCTGGATGTAGCGGGGGAGCATCCCGTCCGCCCCCGACACCCCGTCACAGGCGAAGGTCAGCCAGTGGTCTTCGTGCCGCCACACGTCGGTGTCGAAGGCGATGCAGGACCCGGCCTTCGCTTCGGTGTCGGTGTTCTGAAGGGACTTCCAGGACTCCGGCAGTTTGTCCGCCAGGGCGAAGTCCTTCGCTTCTTGAAGCATCATGACGGACCCCCAGGTGGCTATCTCCCGGACGTAGCCTTCATTTTTCCCAGCGGCGAAATCCATGTTGGCCGTGGTGAAGGATTCGGCGGGGGTGGTCATCCCTGGTTGGCCTTCGCTATCCGCTGCCAAACCTCCCGGAGTACCTGCCGGGTGTCCTTCGTTTCCTGCTGTCCGGCTGGGGTGGTCACCTTCATGTCATCGGTCCAGATCCGCTCCGCGGCGTCGTTATTGTTCTTCGCCACTTCCTCCGCCACGATCCTCCGCAGTTTGTCCCAGTCGTCGGGGGTCATCTCGTCGTCTTCCTTCCCCAGGGGTAGGTCCACCCCGTTCAGGTCTTCGGTCCAGCCCAGGTAGGTCTGTCCCCAGTTGTTCACCGGCCAGTCCAGGGGCCCTTCCGACACCTGGCCACTGTGGGGCATGTCGGTAGACCGGATGGGGTCCGGTTCGGCGTGGATCACGATGTGGCCATAGACCCCGCCTTCGTAGAACATCGGGGCCCCCAGCGGGGGGTTCCGGTCCCCGGGGTGTCGCTTCACGGCCCCGTGCCAGGCGTCGATGGCGGACCCGTACAGGGACCCGATCCGCCAGGCTTCGGCCCGCACGTACTTCAGGCAGTAGCCCGGTGGGTAGGCGTGGACCTGGCGGGCGTTGCTCAGGGCGGCCTGGCCGGACGCGGCGGTCATAGGGACCGCTTCAGCCGGATCAGGGCCCGGCCCAGGGCGTCGATGGCGCGGGCCTTATCGGCCCTGGACCGGTCCGGATCGTTCAGGATCAGGCGCATCCGGGTCGCGGCCCGGACGATGAGATCCAGGTCCGGGGGGTCGGGGTCCTGGTCGGCGGGCCTAGGCGTTTCCGTCGTCATCGTCGTCCTGGTCCACGTGGACCCCGCCCACGTTCACGGTCCCCACTTCATCGGCGTCCACGGACGTGTCCTTCTCCGCATCGACTGCCACGCGGGTGGGGTCCACTGCCGGTTCCGTCGTCGGGGTCCCCGGGTCTTCGTCGGGGGTGGGGTCGGGCTGGGGGTCGGGCTGGGGGTCGGGCTGGGGTGTCGGGTCGGTCATGGTGGTTCCTTCCGTGGGTTGTGGTGATTCAGGGCAGGGGGGAGAAAACACTGTCCAGGCCCGCCAGGTTGGCCCCGGTGCCGCCGAAAGTGATGACCACGAGTCCGGTAGGCATGACGGCCAGCGTGGCGGTCCCGGTAGACCCGTTCGCCATCACAGCGATGTTGGTCTGTTGGTTCGGGCGCATCCCCACAGGCAGGGTGAAAACGGACGTCCCGGATGCCCCCCCGTTCACGACCCCGCGGAGGTGGACGTTCCCAGCGGCGTCCTGCCGGAAGCGGACGGTGTGGCCGAAGGCCACGGCCCATCCGTTCGTGAAGGGTGGGGCTCCACCGACACCGGACCCGACGACCACCCAGGCGGTCCCACCGATGGTGTTGGCCTGTAGGCCCACCATGATGGCGGCCACCCGTTCCGCTATCGCTTGCATGCTGTTGTCCCCGTCGGCCACCCGGTCCGTGCCCAGGGGGTAGGGGATGGACCACGGGGGTGATGTGGAAGCGGGCATGGTCAGACTCCTGTCGGTGTAGCGGTCCACGAATCCCACGTGGTGTCAGTGGGGGTGTCGTCCCAGCGAAGGGAGGCGGACACGTCGGCCCAGCGTCCGGTGTCGATGGGCGGGCCCAGGCAGGTGGTGGCGTTCCAGGTCAGGGCTGGATCCACGGTGTCCCAGGTCCACGCGGGGCTCAGGTCGTCCCACCGCGGCGGCGGGGCCGTCCGGCAGTAGTCCGACACGGCCAGTTCGAAGTCATGGACACCCCAGGCCAGCCGTTCGGTCCAGCCTTCGACCCACAGGTTGACGGTGGTGGGGGCTGTGCCCAGGGACGGCAGGCCAGTGATCCGGACCAGGCTGTGCATGTCCAGTTTCAGTAGGTGGGCGGTGTCCGTGTCGGACAGGTCGGCCATGCCCACCGGCAGGGCGGACATCACCCAGGCTGGGCGGTTGTTCCGGGTCAGCAGCAGGTTCCCCATGGCCTGGGCGTCGGCCAGGGCGGCCAGTTCGGTGGTGAAGTCGTAGCCATAGCGGCCCAGGTCGGTGATGCTGGCGGGGTCGGTGGCGGTGTAGCGGGGCTGTTCGCCACCTTCGGGGGCCACCCCGTACCCGATGGACACGGCGTTCACCAGGCCGTCCAGGTTGCGCACCCAGGTAGGGGTGACCAGCACGTCACAGGCGTCCAGTTCCAGGGACACCGGGATACCCCGTCGGTGGTCGGCGTCGGCGTAGCGGATTTCCCCGTTTCGGGTCTGCCACAACAGTCCCCCGGCTGACTGGGCGGTCCCGTGGGCCACGTCCAGGGCGGCCTGGGCGTCGATGTCGCGGGGGAGGATCTGCACCGTTCCGGGGTCGCTGAAGGCGGGGTCCAGGGTGACCCCGGCCAGGGCGGTCACCCGGGCCACCCGGGCCCCGTCTAGTTCCTGGGGGAAGGGTTCGGCCCCGACCACGCGGCGGCCCAGGTCGGCCAGTGGGGACACGGCCACCACCTGGACGACACCGGCGCTGGGGGTGGCGGTCCCGGCGTCGTCCCATCCCATGGCCACATCGGTGACCCGTCCGCTGAAGCGCATCGACTCCACCGGGGTCCCGGTGTCGGGGTCTGCCACCGGCAACTGGGTGACCACGGTGACGACGGCCCCCACGTCCAGTTCGGCAGGCAGCGGGTCGTCAGGCCCCGCGGTCAGGTTCAGGGTGGCGGCGGATCCTTCGGGCTGGCCGGTGGTCTCGCTTCGCCCGTGGGCAATCGACACGTCATCGACCCAGCAGGACAGATCCACGGCCCCACCACTGCTTCGCCAGGACAGGTCCAGGAAGTCCAGCCGGACCGGGGCGGTGGTTTGGTCCACGTGCCAGTGGGGGGACAGGTAGCCCAGATCCCCCACCCAGTCGGCCCCAAACGTGGTTTCGAAGGCGTAGGTGCCCGCGGCGATGGCCTCCCAGGTCCAGTCCGCCACGGACGCGTCATCACCGGGGGCGGGGTCGGGATACCCGAAGGCGTCGTCTGGGGTCCGTCCGGCCCGGATTCCCCAGAAAACCCTGGTGGGGCTGGGAATGGTGAACTTCACCCGGACCCGGTACATGGCAGCGGCGGCGGGGGTCGGGATGGGGCTGGCGGGGTCCCGGTCGATCCCCTGATAGGCCCCGTTCGGCTGGGTCGATTCCAGGTAGCCCCCGGGGATCCAGATGAAGGGGGATCCCCAGGCGGTGGCCCGCCACCCCGTCATGGATGCGTCCATGCTGGCGTTCGTGGCCAGTTGGACCCAGTTGGCGGCGGCGGGGTCCGCGTACAACATCACCGTGTGAGTCCCGATCACGTGGCCAGCCCCACCCGTCGGTCATGTCCGGCCAGGATGCGGCGGATCTGTCGGGCGGTGGCTTCGGGGTCCAGGGCCCCGTTCACCACGATGTTGATGCCACCGGACCCCCCGGCCCTGGGGGAGGCGTGGCCCCCAGGGACCCGGGGGGCGGCGGCCTGGCCAGCGGCCACAGCAGGGGCTGGGGCGGCCAGGGCGGACAGGGGCCCGGGGAGGTTGATTTTCGGGACTTTGATGTTGCGTAGCCAGTTGATGAGGTTTTGAACGGCCCCCACCACCGCATCGACGGCGGCCTTCATCGTCTGGAACGGGGCCGACAGCAGGGCCCCCAGCCCGGCCACCGCGGACCGCAGGGCACCCCACAGGTTGGCCCAGGCGTCGCGGATCCCGGTGGCGATGGGGTTCGCCACATCCCGGACGGCCCGGAACACCGCGGCCAGGACTTCCTGGGCGGCCCGGCCCGCGGTCTTCAGAGCCTCCCACAGGTTTGACCAGGCTTCGCGGACAGCCCCGGCCACCGCGGTGGCGGCGGCCCGGATGGCCTGGAAGACAAACTGGACCACGGCCCAGTAGGCCCGGACGTAGGCCGACACGGCGTCAAAGACTGCATCCCAGACGGCCTTCACCACGGCCCCCGCGGCCTGGGCCCCGGTCCTGATGGCGGCCCACACGGCGTTCACGATGTTCCGCACCGTCTCGGATTTCTTGTACAGCAGAACAAAAACGGCCACCAGGGCCACCACCGCGATGATGACCAGGGCGATGGGGTTCGCGGACATGGCGGCGTTCCAGGCCCACTGAAGCGCGGCGGCCACCTTCACGGCGGTCCCCCACACGGCCATGACCCCGTTAGCGACCAGGACCGCGGCGGCCAGCGCGGCCACGACCACGGCCAGGATCTGGACCAGGCGGCTGTTCTCCTGGGCGAAGGTGGCCACCTGGGCCATCACGACGGCCAGGGCGGACATGGCTGGCAGCAGGGCGGCCCCAGCGGATTCCTGGGCCTCCCCCATGGCCACTTCCATTATTTTCATCTTGCCCGCGGCCGTGTCGGCGGCGGCGGCGGCGGACCCCCCGGTGGTCTTCGCCAGTTCGGCCATCACCTGGTCCATGTCCCCGGACGCCACCACCGCGGCGTCCATGCCGGGGACCAGGCGGCCCAGGGCGGACGTGTTCCCGGCGTATCCCTTCGCCAGGGCCTGGCTGACGGACTCCACGGACTTCCCGGTGGCGGCGGACACGTCCAGCGCGGTGGCCAGCCCGGCCTGGGCCTTTTCCGTGTCCCCGGTGGCCCGGACCAGGGCGGCCAGGGCTGGCCTCATCTCGTCGTCCGCCACCCCGGTGGCCATGGACTGTTTGGCGATCCAGTCTTCCGTGGCGGCAATGCTGGTTTTTGTCGCTCCGGCATTTTTGGTCAGGGCCGTGGCCAGCAGGGCCTGGGACTGGGCGTCTTCGGCGGCGGCCCTTCCTGCCGATACGGCGGCGGCTCCGACGGCCAGCAGGGCGGCGGCGGCGGGGGCGGCGGCGGACTTCACCGCGCTCCCCATCTTGCTGGCCCGGGTGCCGGTGTCGTCCAGCCCGCGGGCCCCGGACGTGTCGGTGGTGATCCGGACAACTAGGTCAGCGACGTTTGGCACGACGGCCCCCCGCTTCCTTCATCCGGTTCGCGTTCTGTTCCAGCACGTCCAGGGCCGTGGCTAGCACTTCGTCCGGTTCGTCCCACCAGTCGGCGGGGGCTGTCCGGGTAGCCACGGCCAGTTCCACGATCAGCCGGGATCTGGACCCGGCTGGGTAGGGTCCCCCGCTTCGTCGGGGGCTTCGGTGTCCTCATCCAGCGGGGTCACGTCCAGGACGATGGATTCCCAGGTGGCGTAGGTGTCATCAGTGGCCCCGGTCCTGGTGGCGGCGGCCCAGGCGATGAAGGTCAGCCAGACGATGGGTTCGTCATCGGCCTTCCCCCACCGATGCTTCACCCGGGTCCGGTCCCAGCGGATCATGTCCCGGTTGTCACACTGGATTTCCAGGTCTTCGTGGCCTTCGCGGATCACCCGGACCCGCGGGGCCGACAGTTTCGGGTGTCCCATCAGGCCCCCCTGATCTGAGCCACGGCCTTGTCCACCGCGGCTTCGTACGGCTTCAGCACCGTGTCCACGTCGGCCATAGCGGGCTGAAGGAACGGCTGGGCGCTGATGTTGTGCGCGGCCCATCCGTACTCCTGGACCCCGGCATAGATCAGCGGGCTGGACACGGCCACTTCGGTCCCGCTGGCGTCGGCCACGATGGACTGGGCCAGGGCCCCGGAGGCCTTCGGCGCATAGCCACGGGCCCGCTGTTGGACCAGGCGGCCCGCGGCGGCGTGGGCAGCGGCCATGTCTTCCAGGTCGTCGGCGGCGGCCCGGCAAGTACGGGCCAGGGTGTCGGCCCCGTCCACTTCGGTCATGCGGCGTCGTCGTCCCGCTGGTCCACGTCGGCGGCACCGGTCACCGGGGCGGGGAACGTGTAGTCCGGCTTCCCGACCAGGGCGAATTCGAAGTCCGAAGTCATCGTCTCCCCGGCTTCGTCCCCACCGAAGTCCAGCGGGTCCACGATCAACTGACCCGCGGCGCTGGTGGCCCCTTCGGTGTGCGGGGTGAACGTGAAGTCCAGCACCGTCCCGGCTTCGGCCTGGGACAGCGCGAAAAACCCCGCGGGGTCGGTCACGTCGGTGTCCATGTTTCCCGACAGGCTGAAGGTGTAGGACACGGACCCGGGCCGAACGTCCCCGCACAGTTTCGTGGTGCTGTCCCCCTGGTCCTTCTCCGCGGCGATCACCGCGTTATTGACCAGGCAGGACACATCGATTTCGGTCCCCGTCTGGCCGATGGTCAACAGGCCAGGACCCAGGGGCCTGGTGGTGTCAGGTAGTGCCATGGTGTCTCCCTAGGTGGTGGTCAGCCTGAGCCGTAGCCCCGGCATGGCCTGTTGGTCCTGGAACTGGATCTGGACGGGCTCCGCGTACTCCACCCGGCCCACCACGGACAGGGCCATGGCCACCGGATCCCGGAAGGTGTCCCCCTGGTCGGTGGTCGTCTCGATGTAGTCACCCGGCAGGGTCACCAGCACTTCGTAGGTGTCCCGGGCCAGCGCGCACAGGTGGCCGTCATAGGTGGTCTGCACCCAGCGCGGCCAGGCGGCCCCAGCGGTGGCCTGGTCGGGGGGCACCGGGTAGGCCGTCAGACCTTCCACCGTGTCCAGGGCGGTCACGATGTCGGCCCGGGTGCTGGTCCCGGCCTTCGGGATGGGTTCGGCCAGACTCACGCCAGCACCTGGTTCCTGTAGGCCCGTTCGTGGTCTTCCACCAGGGCGTCCAGGTAGGGAAGACGCTGGGGCCCATACTCCGCAGCGTCCAGCCCCACCATCCCTAGCGGCAGATTCCGGGCGGCCACTTCCCGCTGGACCCGGCGCAACAGACCCTGTTCCAGTGATGCCGGGTACGGGTCACCCCAGTTGCACCGGGCGGCCTGGTCTTCGGCGCAGGCGTCCAGCATCCGCTGTAGGTCGGCGTCCGATAGCACCGTGGCCGGAACCTTCAGGTAGGCCCGGACGGTGGCCAGGTCCAGGGGAGCGGCCATGGCTTACTTGCTGTCCTTGCCGTTCCCGGACTGGGTGCCAGCGGCCACCGGGGCCGGGATGGTGAACTTCGTGAAGGCGTCGGGCAGGACGTTCAGGAAGGCCCCATACCCGGCATAGCCCACCAGTTGGCCCAGGACATCCGGTTCGCCAACCTGCATCAGGCCGTCCACGTCTTCGTACCATTCGGCGTAGCGGCTGGGGCCCTGGATCATGGTGCTGGCCGGGAAGTTCTTGTCTACGACCAGGTTGAATCCCATGGGCGATCCGGACAGGCCGCCAGGATTCATGCCGGGGAACACCGCGGCCCCGTCGGTCCCGGTGGTCAGGCCACCCAGGCGGCCCCAGACATCGGGGCTGACCCACATGGTGTCCGGCAACTGGTTCACCGCGGTCAGGCTGTTGGCGGCGGCGGTGTAGATGGCTTCCAGCAGATCCGCCCCGGTCCAGGTGGCGATGGGATCCACGTTCACCACGCTGGCGGCGAAGTCCTCGCAGGCTTCGTTGTCCGTGGCGTTCGCGTACACCGCGGCGAAGTCTTCGAAGA